TATGACAAAGATGGTAGTAGTAGTGGACCACTTCCAGCAGAAATAGGTTTCTAAAATGTCAAATTACTTCAGCAAAGTTCCAGATTTTGAATATGTCAGTAGACTTCCTGATGCATTGATATCAGATTATATTAATGTAAAAAATTTATTCAAAAGAATTGCTTTAAAACAAGACATCTATCAGGACTTATCATTCTTTACTAAGTATGAAATTCTTGGTAATGATAGACCTGATAATGTTGCATTAAAAGTTTATGGTAGGTCTGATTTAGATTGGGTTGTCTTGACTAGTAATAATGTTATCAATGTTCAGGATGAATGGCCAATGCCACAACTTGAATTTGATGCATATCTTTTGAATAAGTATGGTACATATGATAATTTAAATTCATCTCATCATTATGAAACAACTGAATTTAAAAATGATGATGGCGTTATAATTGTTCAAAAAGGATTACAAGTTCCCTCAACATATAGTATAACTTATTATGATGGATCTGGAATGGTTACTAGTTATCCTGTTGTTGAGATCACAAACTATCAGTATGAAGAGAAATTAAATAACAATAAGAGAAGTATTTTCTTATTAAAACCAAGATATCTAAATGTAATCATGGATGACTTTGAAGAACTCATGACATATAAAAAAGGTTCCAGTCAATATAAGACTGAAACCTTGAAGACTGCTGATAATATCAGACTATTTTAATTTTACTCCTCAGCAAGTTTCTGGAAGTAGGATAGAGCATCATCCTCATCTGAGTCCGCAGACTTGGTTGGAGTGATGTCAGGTGCATTGAAGTCTGCTGCAGGAGTGCTCTTTGCTGCCCAGTCAGGAGCAAAGTTTCCACGAGAACTATCTTCATTGTCAGTCTCCTCATCATAACGACGGGGAGTAGGTTTAGCACCAAGCACCATCTTCAGACGCTTCTCCAGGTCCTCGTAGGACTTGAATTGGTCTGTTGCAACAAGTGCTGCAAGAGCGTATTGCTTTTGCCACAGGGCTTCAAGAGCGTCGTCATCATCCAGGAGTGGTGAAGGACGATCAAATTCTGATGAGTCATAGTTCCAATAACCAGCAACTTTTTTCAGTTTCAATTTGAAGTTAGCACCCTGCCAGAAGTCAAAGGGATTGATTGGAGTCTCATCCTCAAACTCAGGTTGCATTGCTTCCATGACCTTATCAAAGATCTTCTTACCAAACTTATACAAGAAGACACGACCCTCATTCTGGGGGTTGGCTTTGTCTTGTACAACATAGATGTTGGCATAGTAAGAGAGTTTGCGTTTCTGCTTACGGACAGTATCTTTATCGGAATCAAGACCACTGTTCCACAGTTCGCGGTTATACTCTGACACAGGGTCTTTACCACCATTTGTAGTCAGAGAGTTTTCGATGTACCAACCACCAGGACCTTGGAAGGCATGGGAGTACATCTTTGCCCAGGGGAGTTCTTCTCCATCTGGTGCAGGTAAGAAACGGATTACGGCATAACCATTACCGGTCTTATCCATTTCGGGTTTCCATAGACGCTCATCTGCGCCACTGGAAGTATTGTTCATCTTCTCAACTTCTTTCACCAGTTTAGAGGTGAGAGAACCCAGAGAGGATTGCTTCTTAAGATCTGAAAATGACATTCGGATTACCTTAGATTAATTAGATTTGGCTTGTGTGTACCTTGTTATTCTACTAGTCTATGTCACCATTGTCAATCTGCTGTTTCATTATGTCCAGCATCTTTGACATGTTGTTGAAGACCGTATTCAAATCACCTCCCTCAGGGAGACCCATCATCGTTGCTGACTCGATGATTTTATCTTTCATTTGTTTTGCTTCAGGATCGTCCGATAAACTCAGTCGAGCAAAAAGAACTTTTTGTTTTTCAAGAAGTTTTTCCATCATTGCAACATGAAATGATTTCTCCTCAGTATTCATTGAGGGGAAGTTAAAGATGTTACGATAAACATCTTCTTGCAGTTCACTAATTTCTGTCATCTCAGCACGGACAACATCAGAATCGAAAAAACTCATTTTACTTTAAAACAATTTCCTTTAAAACTTTTTTATAACGTGATACCTCAATATTTAGAAACGGAGAATATTTTTTCATTCTCATACTGACGGTTTCCCACACTGGGTCTTGTAGTTTTTTGTCCCAGTCTTTTCTGAATCCTAGAATCCTATCAAGAATGACCAGTGTTTCTATTGAAATATTATCTTTTAGATACTCTTTAAGAATTTGTGGATGTCTAGAACCATCCAACACAAACATAGAATCAAAATTATTATCGACAAAAATAGATCCTGTTTCTTCTTTAAACAAATAAGTTAATGACTGGATTCGTTTTTTCCATTCAGTATATCTACCTTCACCTTCACGTATCATCTCTCCTATCCAAAGCTTGCTTGGATCAGTGCAGGTAATAAAGTTAGATACAAAGAAGTCAATCATTTCCTGATCTGTTCTCTTCCTTGATACTTTCTCAAACCAGAATCTATCCTTCCTTTTATAGAAAGATTGTACAGTTGCACGACTCTTACCACAATACTTGTGATAGTCATACTTCTCTTTCGTGAAGTGATTCTTCAACGAGAGATATTGTTTGTAGGCATCAAACGGCATCATGAAAAAAGTAATAGGGTCAAATTTTTGCCGGAATTTTTTTCAGACAAAAATAGAATCAAATAGGCAATTTTGCTCTGGAACTTCTCTTCAAGAAGTTAAGTTCTAGTGCTTCACATTTTAACTTTTCTTTGAGTGGTTTGGATATCAGTTTCGAAACTGACTCCACATCAATACTATTTTTATCACAGAAGTGAACGACAGCATCAATATAACTCATTCCGTCACCGGTATGAACAAGAGACTCAATCTCTTGTGCGAATCGAGAGGGGCAAAAGAATTTATTTTCTAGTGCTTTTTCTAGTTCATTCTCCATTCTCTGTCCTAAGATTGTGAGATACAAATTCTTTAATATAACGAACCAATAACTTAATATAATCCCCTTTGTTCCTTTTGTCAAATACTTTAACCTCACCACCTGGTGTCACCATAATAGTGATAAGTTTTTTGACGGGGATACCAGTCAGTTCATAGTAAGCAGCAGCATAAAAAGTTTCTTGAACGAAATAGTTTTCCAACCATTTCTCAGGTTTAATCTTTTCAGAAGTCTTAAAGTCAATGACTGCAAGTTCTCCTTCGTATTCTGCAATACAATCAACTCTACCAGCCAATCCAAGGTACTCAGAGTACAGAGTCCTTTCGATAGCGTGTACGTTATTTATCTTATCCAGATATGGTTTTGCATGATGAAACATGAACTTTGTGAGAGGACGAAAGTCATCCCAGTTTATTTCATTGTTTCTCATATACACTTCAACTGCTTCGTGGAAATCAGTACCACGGGTAGTTGCTTTCTTTGTAATTTTATTTGCCTCTTCAACACCAATTCTCTTTCGCCAGTTAATAAAAATCTGTCGATTATAAAAGGATGTCACAGAAGTAATAGAAGGCACCCAGTCTCCATTAGGTAAGTTATAGAGACGGATGCCTGTTGTTTCTTTCTTGTTTAGTTCAAGGTCACCGAGGTAATTACAATGCTCAAAAATCATAAATTCAAATCCATTTTAGCAATTAGGTATTCTTTACAGAGTCCAGACCTAACAATATCTTCGACACCAAATTCAATGATATCAACTGATGGCATAACTCTAAGTACTCTCATGAAATCAGCAATACCAGTTTTCTCAGAAGCCTTTACAAGATCGGATTGAGTGGCATCACCACAGAACATAATCTTACTGTTATCTCCTACCCTTGTGATTATACTATCAAGTTCGTGGAAATTCAAGTTCTGAAATTCATCAACGATAATGACTGCATTATCAAGTGTAGTGCCACGAATGAAAGACGTAGACCAGAAACTAATCGTTCCTTGGTTCTTAAGATTACCATACAGCATTTCAAAGTCTGTATCAGTAGGCATCTCAAACATAAACTTCACCATATTCTTATAAGGAATTTGGTAAAGAGAAGACTTATCCTCATGGTCTCCAGGTAAGAATCCAATCTCTCTGGTTGCTACAAGAGACCTGACAATGTAGATTTTCTCATAAGGAGTCTTGGGGTCAAGAACATCTCTAAGAGCATTGTAGAGGGTTACAAAGGTCTTTCCAGTACCCGCACACCCATAGGCAACAATGTTTTGATCATTCTTATAACAACGAAAAAGTTCTTGCTGGTTTTCTGTCAGTGCCTCGATGGGTTTCATCAGGTCTGCATTGATTGGTTTTTTTCTTTTCATATGCTTGTTGCTCATCCCAAATGGGACTACTGGAATTTGAGACTTTCTTTTTGAGGTCATACGCTATAAAAGATTAAAAGGATTAACCGTAGTATCGGTTTTTACTGACATTTGCGCCTGGTTGTTTAGATGCACGATCTAAGACCTCATTCCATGCATTAGAATTGGCCTCACCAGTCCACTTAAATTCAGTGGACTGTCCTGCACAACCTTCTGACCAGTCCTTATCCCATCCTGGATTCTCTTCCTTCCACTCTGAATATGCCTTCATAGACATATTGAGTTCTTTTTTTTCGTTTGTTTCTAAATTAATAACGGGGTATGTTGGCATAGTTCAATTGTTGGTGTAAATATTTATGAAACCCATTCCATTGCTTCAGCAACAGCAGGGAATTGTTCACAGAAGATTTCTTTCGCACCTAATGCAAGATCCATATGTTCCTTCTGTGTACCGTTTGCAGAACGCAAATCGATATAATGAATCCACGAACGAACTGAGCCCGTCATATAGATTTTTGTGGGACATGCCAAAGGAAGTACAAAACGAGCACACTCCTTTGCAATTGATGCATCAAGCATTTCTTTGTAGAGTTTCATTCCTTCTTCAAAGTGTCGTTGCATTTTGATCTGGAACTCTTGGCGAACAAACGCATCAATATCATCAATAGAATTCTGACGATTCTTGGTGTCTTGTCTGCGTAGTTCAGGTAGAGGGATCGTCTCCGCGAGTAGGGAACTATCAGCATAGCGTTGTGAAAATTCTTGATATGTAAATGAACGATGTCGAAGCACTTGAGCTGCGATTCCTCTGGTAGTGTTCAACTCCAGAGTCATATATGCTTGCTCAAAAATACTCCAGTGCTGATGCTTCACACAATACTTGAGAAGTCCAGAGAACTTTTCATTCTCTTGATTGTTGGGATTACTCACACGGGCACAATATGCCATGTGCTTCTCAGCATCAGGAGTTGCGCTGATTAGTTTTACGTTGTTCTCTTTCATCAAGTGTCTCGTTAATAATGTCTTTTAGTTCTTGTCTTTCTAAATCAGTAAAGACATTTAGTTTTGGTATCATCAATGGTGGATAGGATCTATTTGATTTTGATTTGCCATCACTAGGAATACTCATCCCTTGTGTATCTATCTTATCCATCGTCATCCTCAAAAACTTCGTCGTAGTCTAAAATATAGTTGCTAGTAGGGTCATCAAAGTTTTCTTGCTTAGTTGTATATGAATCAGTATCTGAATACACTTCAGACTCAAGAGCATCAACCAGCAGTCTTAGATTTTTTACTATCAGTTTTAGTTTATCTCTTTCCATAAAAAAATGGGAGGTTTCCCTCCCATCTTAACACTATTCAATTGATTTGGCAATCACTTAGTGTAAGTGCGTCCACGATAGCAGAAAGTCCCGTGAGACTCTTTGCTTTCTACACAACGGGTAGAATACTCAACACCACGATATGCGGTATGGGTAATCTGTGCGTTGTGAACAGCAGATGCTTTGTTGATCTGCTTCTTGATGATGTTAAGTGTGTTCATTGTAGGTACTCCTAAAGTAGTTGGATTTTTAGGTCCGTTCCTTTAGTCGTTTGCGTCCCAATAGCACTCAGGTGTAGATTCCTTTACGGTTTCTACTAACTCTACCTTAAAAGCATCAGAGAGATTCTCGTTTGCTTTCATCTTCAGGATAATTCCATCAGCTTGTTGGCAGGTGAGTGATGAATATAAAAGAAATTCAATCATGGGATGAACGGCTCCGTTCCGCGACTTACTTGCGTCCCACCCAAGAGTGGGATGAACGTCAGGTCTTATTATAGACCTCATACATTATTTAGTCAAGTGTCTTCGTATCAACACGAACATATGTAATTATGCTTATTCAAATAATGCAGGGTCTCCTTCAGGTCTCCACGATGCTTAAGTCCAATAGCAATCTGTGGGTACTCAGCAGTGGCACCAAACTCCGCATGAAATTGATTATCTGTAAAATCTTTATTCAAGAAGTACTCATGGAAATCTTCATGAATACTTTTCAAGAGCATACAAGCCCTTTCACATTCCTGACTGCCGTTACTGTAAATTACTGCTTGCATTTTCGTATACTTCTTCGAATGGGAATAAATTTTTTACTTCTTCTACTGGATTGGGAGATGATTTATGAACATAATGATAACGAATACATTCAAATTGTTTATCCCATGCTGTGATTGTGATGTAATCTTTAATCACGTTGCCTCCAGTCATCAGGTTTATCCGTATGAAACCAGTCTTTAATATCATCGGCACTATCGAATCCCTTCTTATGATTGGATGGGTCGGGATCACCTAACCCCATCCTATTCATAAAATCATCCATAGTACCTTCCTCAATATTTTGAGCAGATTGCCTTCGTGCTTTCTGTAACCAATCTCTGGCAAGTGTATGAGACTTGGCGAGTTTCTCTGCCCATATCATATCAGGTAAAGATACGTCCTCGCAAAGAACTATTTTTTTACAGATTGCTTCAAGTCGCAACCTGTATTTGGTGGAAAGCATAAGCACTCCTTTAACATTAATATTTATTTTAATGGTCTACCGTGCTTATCAACCAATCCAAGTTTCTTGACCTGAGATAGATTAGATCTTTGACTTTTTTTGATCTTCTTATATTCCTTAATGATTTTGTTAATTTCGTTTTCGGAGACACTTAACTTCAGTTCTTTTTCATCATCAGTTGAAACAAATCCAAGACCACTCTCTTGAGTTGATTCTTTTGTGTCAACATATTCATTAATCATTTCTTGAATTTCATCTTTGATCAATTCATTAATTTGATCTTTAATTTTATCTTCATTCATTTCCTCTTCTTCTCCTTCTCTTTCTTTGGTTTGTTTCCCCAGAGTCTTGGATTGATAGATCCATAACCAAAATCAATTCTTTGAACTGACCCTTTACCATATCGATCATAATACATATCAAACATCTTTGATACCTTATTACATCGAGTAAGATCCATACACTCTACACCATCAACAATGTACCAGATAAGTCTTGCATCCGTAGGAAAAGACTTATCGTTTGCTGCTTCATGTGTCGTTTTCTCAAGAATAATCTGGCAATCATAATCAGATGGATTGATTTTGCTTTCTTCTGAACCATAGTCTGCCATTTCCTTTTCCTGTTCTACAGCAACTGTCATGAACGACCACCCCACTGAATGTCCGGATATGCTTCCCGAACTATTTCGTATGTTAATTTATATTTGGATTGTAGTTCTTTGTCTTTCACCAAGCAAAGAATTTTTGCTTCATCTGGATGCAATCCCTCAAGAATTTGAATGAACATAGTCTCTCTACGGAGTGAGGTAAGAGAGTCATTGCCACCCTTTACAAAATTGAAGAGGTGCTTATACTCATAACGAAGTGAAGTATGATCTGTTCCTACAGGTACTTCATTTTCAGTATAAGGAACAGTACCTTTTGGGATTACAGAGATAGCAGTATCATCAAAGTTCCAAATGAGAAGAACCTTTAGAGCATCATTAGCATACTCTTGTAGGATCTCCACTTTCTTTGCTTTTGATCTTTGCTTACTAACAAGTTCAAGAATCTCATGTTGAAATGGATTCGGTGGTAATTTCTGTTTAGTCGTCATCTGTTTCGTCGAGTTCGTCATAGCCATTTTCAAATCGTACTGCTAAAATTTCGTCTGGTAATACATTACCGTTTTCATCAAACATCTCTGGATGTGTATAAATTGGTTGATTTACCCAGGTGTTCTCTCTTGCTAACCATCCTATCACACCTCCTACAAAAAAGAACATAATTGAAACAAGAGTTCCAATTGTAAGTGCTACTGCTAACATGTTTTTTACTCCAGAGATTATTTCTTTCTGATGTCCAGATAGAAGTTTAAGTGAAAAACAATCTCTCTTCGGAAGAATGAGATCATCTTACCAAACTTTACCTGAAAAGTCTTAGGTGGATCTGGTTTATTCCTCCTGTTACGTAGCAACAATTCAACTCCACGGTTGATGTTGGTTTCGTGATTATTTAGATTGCTTTTTTCTTCGTCCAGGTCGTCGTTCATTACTGTATCTCCGGGCATCTTCCAAGATGCCATACAAATAAACTTTTATTTTTCTTGCTTGAGGTTTAGGAATATGCCCATATGCTTCTCGCAATTGTTTGTGTTGATTGTCAGCACCTCCTTCAATGTATTCATCTAGATCTTTAATGATATCATTCAGTTCAAGAACCGTAGAACTATCAATAAACAAATCTATTTCATTTTTTTTGACTTTGTTTACTCTTAAGTAATCGTAAAATTTTAAATTTATTTTACCCTCAAAGGCATAGTCAATTGCATGTTCAATAAGATCATAGATGTCGTTGAGGTTTGTTTCCATTAGACCAATTTTTGCTCCCGCAAATACTTAACAGTTTCAGTGCATCCACCAATTATTGTATCATCTTTAATAACTCTTGGGAAGGTAGATCCTTTCCCAAACTTATCATAGAATTCCTCACGGGTGAAATCCCTGTTAAGTTTATATATCACATGTTTAATTTCAGCAAGTTGTAATACCTGTTGAACTTTAACACAATAGGGACATCCATCCTTAGAATATACTGTAAACGTCACTGCTTTACTTCGCTCCAATCATTTTCAAAAATCTCCATACCCTTGTCGGTAAGGATGTGGTCATACATCTGATCAAATACCTTAGGTGGCAAGGTGCAAATGCTAGCACCATTATACCATGACCTTACAGCACGTTGCACACTACGAATTGATGCAGAAAGAATTTGAGTTCTCACACCATGAATCCGATACAGTTCAGAGATGGATCTTACAACCTCCAGACCTGCTACTGACTGGTCGTCTAAACGTCCTACAAAGGGAGAAACATATGTTGCCCCCGACTTTGCTGCTAGGACTGCCTGAGAGGCACAGAAGATAAGTGTAACATTAACTCTAATACCCACATCACTAAGTGCCTTACAGACTTTTAAACCCTCGCGAGTGCAAGGAACTTTAACAGTGCATACATCACCAAACTTTTCAGATAGTCTGATCCCCTCAACATACATTTCACTCTCACTACCCATGACTTCCATACTAATATCTTTGATACCAACATCTTTGATATGTTGATATGCATCATCAGGATTTTTTCCAGATTTCATAATCAAAGTTGGATTGGTTGTGACACCATCAATCAATCCTGTAGTATAGTATTCTTCAATAGCCCAATGATCAGCAGTATCTAGAAAAATTTTCATTTATTTTTTAAGTAATCCCTTTCTGATTTATACAATAAGTCATGTTCTTTGTCAAGATATATCTGCACTCCCTGAATTAAATCAGGAATCAACCATTCGTGAATTGGTAGACAATACTGCCAGTTGACTGGTTGGATACAATTAATAATAACAACAGACCAGAACCCAGTCACATAATTAATAATTGTGCTCATAAAAAAAGGGTCCTTAGACCCTTAATATATCACTCTTTATTCTTGTTGTAAAGGTCTTCCAGTTTTTCTCTAGAGAGATCCACATACATCAGTTCTTCACCTGCCTGTGGTGCTTCGGGATGACGTGGTTTAGGAGGCTTCCTCATCTCTACGTTAATAGATTGAATGTTAGCCCACATCATAGCAAAGGCACCACCAGCAATGAGAGCAAAACATATAAAGTAGAATGTGACTTCAAAACTATTCATTATGCTTCCTGAAGAGATTGAACTGTGTTGTGAAGTTCTCCAATATCAAGGAGACCTTCAGCACTGAACCAGGGGGCATTCGCCCAACTAAATCCTTCACCCATTGTATTGTCGGGTGCAGTGATATACCAATGACATTGAACGTCAGGCACATCTACAGCACACTTAGACCAATCATCACTCCATTGTGGGACTTGTACCCACATTAGAGCAGCAAACATAATACTGAATAGTGATTTAATCACAGTGCATTACCTCTAGGTAGAACTTCTTCTGGGAAGATAAAGTTTTCATGTGGTTGATCAGCAGGTGCCAACCAAGCACGGAGTCCTTCATTTAATAAGATGTTCTTGGTGTAGAAAGTCTCAAACTCAGGATCTTCTGCTGCACGAATCTCTTGACTCACAAAATCATAAGCACGAAGATTAAGAGCAAGCCCAATGATGCCAATAGAAGATGTCCAAAGACCCATGACAGGAACAAACAACATAAAGAAGTGCAACCAACGCTTATTGCTAAACGCAAT